TCGCAGGCCGACACGCGCCACTGGTCGCCCGTCTCTGGATCAGTGTCCCAGACGGTGGCGCCGATGCCGCGCAACTCCTCGAGCAGGCGTGACTCTTCGCGCTTGCCGGTGTCAAACAGGCGCAGCACGCGGCCTGGGAATGTGGGCGTCAGGGCCCAGCGAAATGTGTTCCAAATGAAGCGCTCGCAATCGTGTCCGATGATGGACGCGCCCATGTGCGGGCGGTGCTCCTGCGGCTTGCTTTCGTACCAGCGAACGATTGCTTTGCTGGTGCTGTGTTGAGAGTCAGGAATTTTCATCGTTGGCCTTGTTGTCTTTGTTTTTTGGGTGGGGCGGCCTGGGCGCAACCCCAGGCTCTTGCGCGCTTGATCTGAATGAAGTTTCCACGCTCACCGCGCTGACGGCCGCCCCATTGATCACTTCTGCCAGGGTCGTGCGCCAGCCCTAGCCACAGCCGGTGCCGGACGTGCTGCAGGTGCCGGCGTTGCGCTGATGACCTTGGAATACCCCACGATGCGGTTGCGGTCCGGCTCTTTGCGGTCGATCTCCACCGAGACCGCAAATGGGATGTCGTGCAGCTGCTCGGTGTCTTGCATGTTCAGCACGTCCACGGCCTCGCACAACGCACCCAGCGCGGCCTTGGCGATGTCCTCAGCCTGCTTGTTGGGGTTGTCGATGTTGAGCCGCTCCCACAGGCGTCGGCCGGAATGCTCACCATCAGTGACTTGGAGCTCCAGCTCGATGTAGTGGCCGGTGCCGGCCTTGGTCGGCTTGATGTCGCTTTTGGTGATGACGACGGGGTACTCACCTGCAGGCAGGGGTCCAAAGGTGCGCGGGGCGACTTCTGGGGCTTCGTTGGCGTTGAATTGAAATTGAGCCATGTAATCCTCGTTTGACTCGTTGTTGGATCAGGCGATTGCCTGCGCGAAGGCATCCCAGCTCATGGCTAGGGATTCGGGGAGCGAGTACCTGTTCTTGGCCATGTAGGCCGGGCGCTCGCTGGTGTAGAGCAACCGCTCACCGGTGCTGATGCCGCGGTTGTTGGTCTTGTTGAAACCCACGTCGTCCTTGCGAACGATGGTCTTGTAGTTGGCAAACAGCACCGCATCGACCCACTCTCGCAGGATTGCGTTGGAGCGCTCCTGCAGCTTGGGTTGGTAGCGGTCGTAGGGCTCGACCTCAGGCGAGTCAAAGCGCTTGATCTGGCAGTGCGCCAGCAGGATGACGACCATGCCCTTGTCGTTGCGCAAGGCGTTCAAGCCCGCCAGCACTTCACGCCAGCGCTCGGCAACGATCATTGCCCCCTTGCCGTAGGCCAGATCCTTGGCGTCGTGCTTGCTCTCGACGTCTTGCCAGATCATGTTGTCGAGCCAATCTACCGAATCCAACACCACGGTGTGGAAATCGTGATTCTCAGTGCAAAGCGAACCAATGGCTTCCAGCACATCGTCAGCCTTCTTGGCCAAGGGGAAGTGATCGACCTGCAGCGAGCCCAGGCCATCCTCAGTGCAGATGAAGATGGGTGCTGGCGCGCCAGACGCAAAGGTGGTCTTGCCGATCCCCTCGACGCCGTAGAGCATGATGCGCGGGGCCGACATGGCCATGTTCTTCTGGATGGATTTGAGATTAAAGGCCATTTGAATTCTCGTTCGATGAAGCATCTGCGGATTGGCAGGTCGCTTCGTTGGGCAAATCAAATTTGTCATCAACACTGCTAGTCGTGACAACCTCAAAGCAGCACGCGGCAAAACGTTCGCGGTGGGCAATCCAGTGGCGTGAATTGACCTTCCGGATGGCATCGCAGGCCAATAGGGCAGGCCGTGCTTTGCGCATGAAGTTGGTCAGTTGCCAGTAGCCCTGGCGCAGTGCCAACTCAGGATGAGCCACAACAAAGTCATCCCATACTTGCAGCGCCACGCCCCAATCAGACGTTGAGCGCGCCTGCATCTCGTCGGGGATGGGCTGCGGGGCCGGCGCTTCGGCCTGGCTACCGCTGCTGCGCATGACGAACCGGTCGAGCGCATCGCGCTCCACAAAGGCTGAGTGTTGACCCCCTACGGTGATTTCGTGGACGAGCACTCCTGCGGCGCGGAGCTCATCCCGCAAAGCTTTGGGGTCAACCCCCGCGCCGTAAGCAAAGTCCCACAGCGGAACCAATTTGCTGGCCAGCGTTGGCACTAAGTTTGGCATACCGCTCACTCCTTGAACTCGATGGCCACGCCGGTCTTGGCCGCCTTCGTTTCGACCGCTATAGCGATCTTTTTCCACAGGTCAGGCCGCTCTTGCCGGATGGCCTTGAGCTTGGTTTCGTCGGCCTTCGTTTCGACCTTGAGGGGGCGCGCCTCTTCTGGCCAGGATGCAGTGAGCACCTCCAGCTGCTTGACGTCTGCTTTGTAGATCAGCTTGCCTGTCAGCTTGATCTTGGTGCCGTCCTCGGTCGTGACCGTCTCGCTGCCCTCTTCTTTGGCGGGGTGAATTTTCAGCATCCGGTCCTCAATCCCGATGCGCTCATTGCGAGCGGCATCCTCACGGTTCTTGGCCGCGTTCCATTGCCTGGCCAGTACATCCATTGCGTCCACGTCGTTGTCCTTTCGTTTGATGGGTCTGTGGTGGGTTACTCGTTGAATTTGCTCTTCGCCTCTGCAAGCAGGGCTGCGTATGCGACGGCGTCTTCTGCGCTGTCTTGATGAAAGCCTGCGCGCTGGTGCAGGCGCACCAACTTCAGGCACAACATCAGCAGCCACCCATCAGACTCGCTGAGTGAGTGCCCGGTGATGAAGTTGAATGCGTCCACACTGGCGGCCATCGAGCGCTCGCCCTCGGGACGGTCATAGGTGGCGGCGCGTTGCTGCATGTGCTGCGCGGCCGCGGTCAGGAATTCGTGTGCTGGTGTCATTTGAAGATCAGCAGGCCAAGGATTGCAATGCCGACCGCAAAGATTGCCCACAGCAGCGCAATGGCCAGCGCTTGAGGGCCTCGGTCGTCTGTGTCGTAGTTCCAGCAAGCGTCAGGCGTCTGGCATTCTTTGCGGCCCTGGTCACACGCGCCACAGCAGTGCGGCGGGTGCCAGGGCTCGATGTTGGTATCGAATGCCTCAGCCACCGGGTCAATCTTTTTCATGCTGTAAACCAGGTGACCAGGATCCATGCCCAGCCGGCGCCTAGTACAAGCGCGGCCATGATGTCGTGCCAGGAGATGTGTGTGCCTTCCATGTGTGACCTCAAAACGGTGCGGGTGGGAACTGAGGCGGCGGTTGCTTGCGCTGCCGGGGCTTTTTGTAGGGCTGGCCCTTGTAGGTGGGAAAGGGCCAGACCGGGGGTTGAGGGTCAGGCTGCAATTGCATTGATGTGGTCGAGAAGCTCGGCGGTCCGGTCGCGCTCTTGTCTTAGGGCATCGTTAAAGTGAACCTTGCGTGGCTCACGAAACGCGCCGGCATGTTCTGACTTGATGTACTCAAGCACCTGTTCAATTCGCTCGGGCGAATAGCAAACGACTCGGCCAGTGATGCTGCCACCGCGGTAGGTTTCGTTTTTGTTGACCAGGTACAGGCCAGGTGCCAGCTCAACCACCCAGGGTGTGCCAGAAATGACTCCCTTGGTCAGCTTGAGTGCGCGGTCGATTTCAGCCAGGTTGCTTGAAATGCTGGCGATCAGTTTCGCTTTGTCCATCGTTGCTCTCCTTTGAAAACCGAGTTGGTATGGAGAGATTCTCACTTCACGGTGAGAAAAACACAACGCTCAGAACAGAAAAATCCTACGGTGTTGTGCAAAAAACAACACCATTTTGAGACAACTTTGTCCTAAGGCTTGATCCAGAGGACGGGCGCGACCCAGGTCACATTGATGTCGGTCATCACGTCTGAAGAGTTTCCGCGCATCAGGTTGTATGTGTTGGCGCGGTAGCCGCGGCGCAACACTGCCACGGTGCTGGTGCCGTTGCTCATCGTGACCAAACACAGCTTGTCCAGGTGCTTTTCAGGCACGTTTTGACCTGGCGCGATGAACATCAGCCACCCGTCTTGAGGTTTTGATGGGCACCGACATTGAATGGCGAAAGTACCTTTGGGGCAATCTGCTGGACCCTCAACAGAGTCATGCGTTTTCTGGGGGAAAAGCGTGACCTCAGAATTGCCATTGATGTAGGAAGTGATGGGCACGCGCTGCACATCATCTCTGACTGCTGTCCCAGCGCGGCGCAAAATCTCCGTAGTCTTCACGCCAAGCACGTCCGCAAGTTGCTGCGCCTCTTTAGGTTGCATTCGTCGCTTTCCTCGCAACATCAGCGACACCGCTGCATGATCAAGGTTCATTTGTTTGGCTAGGGTGCGCTGCGTAATCTTGCGCGCCACCAGTTGTTGTCGAAACCAGGCCGTGTCCATCGTCCCCTCGTTGTCATCGTTGCTGGACCGAGAGGATGACACAATTCGCACCGTTGCGATATTCTCAACGCTGTCCATCACTGACTGTAATCAACAAATGTCAATCCCTACCCTTCACTTCATGGAGCCGGCTTTCGGCGTGATCGAGGTTCTTGGCGGCAAGACCGCTGTGTCGCAGGCCTTGGGCATGACGCCCTCGGCGCTGTCGCGCTGGTGCCAGCCCCACCCCAAGGGCACGGGCGGGCGCATCCCGCAAAAGCACTGGCCTGAGCTGCTCATGCTGGGCAAAAAGGTGGGCGTCAAGCTCAAGGTCGAGGATCTCGCCGGCACCCCCCGTCGCTGACCATGGTGGAGGCAACCACCATGACCAACAGCGACTTCCTCGCTGAGGTGTACGGCACCCTGGCTGCTGACCAATATGGCTGGGTCTGCAGCTTTCGCGCCTCACCAGACAACCCCCCTGAGGGCGTCTGGGCAGGCCGAGCCTACCGCGGCACCACCCAGCAGGCCAAGCTCATCGACGGCGCCACGGCCGACAACACCTACTTCAGCACCGCCATCCTGACGGGGTTCCCCTGGTCACGACGCAAGGAGTCCTTTCAGGCCCTCGCGGCCTTGGTCGTTGACGACGTCAACCCTGAGGACATCTTGCAGTACAGCTGGTCGCTGCAGACCAGCCCCGGCAAGCACCAGGTGGGCATCCTGCTCGACTGGCGGGATGACCCCGACTGCCAGGACGCGGCCTTGGTAGACCGGATCATGGTCAGCCTGGCCACGCGGGGACGTAGCAACGACAGAAGTGGAAACGCATGCGTGCGTTACGTGCGGCTGCCTGTTGGCACCAACACCAAACCGCGTGCGGCTGGGCCTTGGACCGTTCAATTGGCTGACTGGCACCCTACAGTGCGCTGGACCCTGAACGACGCATGCGCAGCCATTGGCATCGATCTCGATGGCCTGCGCGTAGCGGCCGCGGTCGCTGCTGCCGGGCCCTCATCAGGGACTGCCGGTGGCTCCCAGGCGGGAGAGATGCTGGCCATGCTGAGTGCACCCGTGAGTGAGCGCAGCTACCACGAATCCCTGGCCCGCCTGGCCGCGAGCCTGGTCAGTGGGGGCATGTTCCCTGGCGCTGCGGTGGAGCTGCTCTACAGCTTGATGGATCAGGTCAGGCCTGGTGGCCCGGCTGAAGAGGTCCGGCGTTGGGAGATGCGTCGCGCTGAAATCCCAAGAGCGGTCAAGTCGGCCGAAAAATTCGCGCCTCAAGAGCGCAAGCCTGTCGAGGTCAAGGTCAACCTGAGCTTGGCTGACGCGCCTGCTCAGGCGCCTGTCCAACCTTCAGGCTTGGCGCCCATCAACTGGTCTGACCTGGCTGACCGCGACCCTGAGCCGGCGCACTTCCATGTGCCTGGCTGGCTGCCAGCGCGCACGACAACGATCCTGAGTGCCAACGGTGGTGTGGGCAAGTCCAACCTGAGCCTGCAGCTCGCCGTCGGCCTGGCCACGGGGCATGCTTGGCTGAACATTGACGTCGAGCCCTGCCGGGTCTTGGTGCTGTCAGCCGAGGACGACTCACGCACCGTGCACTTTCGCGTGGCCAACATCTGCCAGGACCTCAAGGTCGGCATGCTTGACCTTCAAGACCGCATGGTCGTCTATGACGTGACTGACCAGGACTGCGTGCTGTGGCGCAATGGTGGCGCGACCGAC